GTGCTGTCCTTGCCGCCCTCGTCGCTGCCCGCGGCCTCGCGGAGCGTCGCCAGCGCCGTCATCAGCGCATGGCAGTCCAAGATCGCCGTCCGCAGCGAGTCCGACGCGGACTTCTCCGGCGGGAAGTTCCCGCCCGCCTCAGAGTCCGGGTCACGGGACTTCAGCTCTTCCGCGCACTGGTCGTAGAACCACTTCAGGTCGTCGTACGTCGTGCCCGTCGGGTACGAGCCGGACGCGGCCCACTGCGACAGGCGCCGCATCCCCGCGGCGATGTCGACCGGCGTGTCGTCCTTCAGGTCCGCGAGGAACTTCGACTTGACGTCCTCGGGCAGCGAGTCCCGGATCACCCCGGCCGCCCGCAGCTCATCCCGCACGAGCGCCCGCACGGCCGCAGGGCCTCCGCTCGCCGCCGGCGCCAGCGGCGCCTCGTGCACGTCGGTCCGCCCCGTCAGCTGCGTCCCGCACTGCCCGCAGTACCGGGCGTCATCGTCGGAGAACTTCTGGCAGGCCGGGCACTGCACGTTCTCGTCCGAGGTCCGCTTGTACGGCTGAGGCTCGTACGGCGTGCCCGCGGCGTTCCGCAGGCGGTCCTGCATGCCCTCGTTGTCGCCCTCATCCGGCTCATCCTCATCCGGCTCATCCGGGCCATCCGGGTCATAGGTACCAGTACCGTCGCATGACGGGCACTTCACCCCCGGCTTGCCCGTGCCAGGGTGCCTCAGCCGCCCGGTGCCCTTGCACGTCTTGCACGGAGGGGCGTCGTCGCCGCCGTCATCATCCGCAGCCGCGCGCACGCTCGGCATCGACCGCAGCGCTGCCATGATCCGCCCCGGCGCCCGCGCCGCCAGCGACTCGACGTCGACGCCCTGCGGCAGCCGCGCCTCCGCCGTCCCAACCCGGTCGGCCAGGCCCGCTGCGACCGCCTCATCGGCGGTGTACCACGCCTCCTGCCGCATGACGTCGCGCCATTGGGCCGCCGTGCCGCCCGCACGGTCCGCGTACTGCTGCGCCAGGTTGTCGCCGTGCTTGCCGAGCGTCTCCGCGACCTTCAGGAAGTCCTCCTGGTTGCCCATGCACGCCGTCAGCGGGTCGTGGATCATCAGCATCGCGCCCGGCTCCACGATCCGCTCGTCGCCCGCCTGGGCGATCACGGACGCGATCGACGCCGCCATGCCGTCGACCACCGTCCGCTTCGGCCCCGGGTAGGCGCGGATCGCGCTCGCGATCGCGATCCCGTCGGCCACGTCCCCGCCACCGGAGTTGATGTGCACGTCCAGCGGGCCCGACACGCCCTTGATCGCATCGGCGAACGACGCCGGCGTGTACCCCTCGCTGAACCACCCGCCAGCGCCTATATCATCAAATATGTCGATCCTCGCCGGGCCGCTGCCATCATTTCGAATGCGCGCGCGCATCGGATACGTCTTCACGTGGCCGCCCCTTTTCCGTGGCCGAGTAGGTAGGACGCTGCGGCTACCAGGCGGTCGGGGTCGTCACCGAGGGCGCCTAGGCCGACGTTGCAGTTAGCGCACAGCAGGGCGCGGCGGCACTTCTCGCATGACTTGCCCTTCGGGCAGCATGAGTGGTCGTGGTCGATATGGAAGCGCTTGCCGTGCTTCCCGCCCGGCTGGTCCGTGCCGCAGATAGCACAACGGCCGTCTTGGGCGGCCAGCATCTCTTTGTAATCCGCCAGCGTGATTCCGTGCGATGCCCGGTAATTGCGCTCAACGTAGTGATCGCGGTTTCGCTCATACTCGGCCCTCCGCTGCACAGACAGCCGCTCCTGGTAATGAACTGCCTGATACGCCTGGGCGGCCGCATGGCATGCTGTGCATGCCGGCTCGTGGGCTCTCTGGTGCACACTGGCCCCCGCCCACGTCCCGGTCCTCCCCTCCGGCAGATCCCGGGTCGGCTTCGCGCAGGCCGGAAGGTTCTCTCCGGCGCGCACCCTTGCCTCGTATTCGGCCAGTGCGAGCCGGTACCGGACGTACTCCTCGCAGTCCTTGTCGCGCGACACGGGCCGCACCCGGGCCAACTCGGCCTTCCTGCAGGCTTCACAGGGCTGCTCGGCGGCTTCCAGGTGGGCCCCGTATCCACGGCGGGTCCCGGTCCTGCCTTCCGGGTACTTCCGCGTCGGCCTGGCGCAAGCCATCCCGGATGACATGCTGGAGCGCGCACGGGTAACGTCAGTCATGTTGACCTGCCTTCTACAGGTTGACCATGGCCCCCGGGCGCTGCCAGGCGTCGCGGGGGTTCCGTATTGGGTACATTTTACCGAAATTCGGCTTCTGAGCAGGCGATTTGTCATCGTCCACCCGCTAGTTGCAGCTGGTTGTAGATGGCCATCACGCGCGGGTCCCGGCCGGCTGCGGCCCGCAGGATCGCCTCAGCCGCGGCGACCGCGTCCGCGTCGGCACCGGGAGCCATCTCCGGTACCCACCCGGGCGGCAGCGCAGGCGACTGCGTGGCACGCTCGACGGTCCGCATCCTCGGCAGGCCCACCGTGGTGGCCGCGTCATCCGGGTCAACCCCGGCATCCACCAGCGCCGCGTACGCGGTGACCTTGGTGGTCAGCTCCGCGTTGTCCTGCTCGCGGTTCGCCGGAGTGGGATAAGCGAAGTCAAATTCGAGGCCCTCGGCCGTATCGCCGAACAATGGCAGGAACTGCGTGTTGATGACGTCGTCACGCCATTGCTCAAGGTCCGGCGCGACCGTCCACGACGAGAATACTTCCTCGCCGGTCTGCGCATTCGCCCGGTTTACATCTTCTGTTACTCCGGTCATTACCTTGTGCATTGCAAGGGCCTCGCGGATAATGTCGCGCGAGGAATTCCGGAGGTTCACGAAGTCCATGTCACGCGCCGAGTGCGCATTTGCGACCCAGGTAGCGCCAGCTTCCAGAACAGCTATTCTATGCGCCCGCGCGACGCCCCGGTGAGTCTCCCGCCACCGGCTCGTGAACTGGTCGAATTCCTCATCCGAGAGCGACTGGTCAAGCTGGATGACCCCGCCCGGCTCGGCACTGTTGATGAAGTAATTCTTGTTCCACTGCGCCGCGAAATCGGCAGCCTGGATATCGTTTATTACCGCCTGGACAGGGCCGCAGCCGCCGTAGTTCGGGTCCTCCGGGTCAATGTACCGGTTGACGATTACTTCATCGGGCCTGAGCGGGATCATCTCCCGGCCGTCCGGCGACCGGTAGACGTACCCGGCGAGGTAGCGGTCGCGGTCGGGCACCGGGATGAGCCGGTCAGGGCGCACCGGCCACAGGCCCAGCGGGATCGGGGACGCGTCCTCGGCGCTGTCCACCACCCAGTAGCTCTTCCCGCACGTCTTCAGCCAGATTTGCGACACCTGGAACAACTGCGTCCTTGACCACACCTGGACGCGCCTCGGTCCGCGCGGCGTGGCCACGGTGATCGACGCCGGGGAGTTCAGCACGTTGAGCGCCGCGTGGGTGGTGACCTGCTTGCGCGGGTCGCTGCCCCGGTCTGACGTGGTGTACCGCGCCGACGGGGCTGCCTTCCGGTACAGGTTCCACTGCTGCTTGGCCACCGACCGGGCCATCAAGCTGACGTTGCTGTGGACAGTGCCGTTCTGCTTGTACGCCCGGATCAGGGCGAGGTCCGCGTTCGGGCCCGTGCTGCTGCCCGGCATCGACGACATCACGCCAGACCCCATCGGGACTGGCGGGCCGGCCGACTGCGCGGGCACGCCCGCGTTCAGCATCATCCCCAGCAGCGAGCCCATCAGGTGAACACCCCGCTATGCAGGAAGCCGTGATAGTCCCCCGCCCGAATCGAGCCGCCGCCGGCCTGGCACGTCTTCCCGTTCTTGTCCACCGTGATCAGCGGCGGCTCGCCGTGGCGCACCCAGCAGCGATGCTCGTCATCGTCAGGCAGCGTGCAGTTCGACGCCCGGCTGTCGATGTCCCACTGGTCGCCGTTCGGGCACTTCACCACCAGCGAGCGGCCATCCGGCCCCTTCCGCGGGCTCCAGCCGGCATCCCACATGGCCCCGGGTGGTGCGTCCCGCAACCGGACCATGCCGCCGTTATCGGCACGCCGGTACAGGCGCTCCGACCACTCTTGCCAGGGATCATCCGCCGCGAACCGGTAGCCGCACTCGCACGCGACCGGCCAGCGAGGGTCATCGTGGGCCGGGTACGCGAACTCGGGCACCCCGAACCGGTCATCGCCATCGGTGAACCAGTGACTGCACCCTTCCGGCCGCTCGGCAAGCCAGGTGATCCGGGCATTCGTCAGGATGGACAGCGCACCGTGGTACTCCCACTTGCCGCCATCGCGCGGGCACGGGGGCGCCGGCTTCCCGCTCGCTGGCGCGAAGCGGCGCAGGCCGACCTCGACCAGGTCCGTCGGCTCCAGCCAGTAGCAGGCGATGCCCATCACATGCCGCCCGGCTCCGGGCCGATGACCTCGTCGAGGGTCTTGCGGACATGCCGCCGGAGTTCCTCAAACTCCTGGGCGCCCAGCTGGCGGTCGATGCGCACGACCAGCCGGTCACCCGGCCGCAGCGTCAGCCGCTTTACCTCGGTGATCCCCGGCAGGTCCACGGGTCAGCCCCGGACCTTGAACTCGGCCACCAGCACGCACGCAGCCGTCCCAATCAGCCCAGCCGTGCTCCCCCAGTGCCAGCACGCCGTATCCGCGAACCCCAGCGCCGTGATCGTCCCCGTGTGATCAGCCAGCCACCCGCCGACGCGGGACGGCTGGCCCTGGCGCGACCGAGCGCGAGCCTGCAGCCGCATCGCGAGCTTGCCGACCAGCGACCGGCCAGTCAGCGGCGAGCCAGCCGGGGCCGTAGTTGCCGCCATCCGCCACCGCCTTGCCACATCGGGATATACGACAGTATTTAAGATAGTAGTTGACGATGCAAGCAGGAAGGGGTGAATGTCGTGCGGGAAGCAAGCGAGCTGCTCTTCCCCGCCGTCCGCGCCACCCTCGCGTCCCTCGGCATCAGCACCGCCGACGGCAGCAAGGACGCCGCGGCCGCGAAGCTGGCCTTGCAGTACGCCATCACCATCGACCGCGCCACGCCAGGCAAGGACTACGAGTGGGCACTGCGCTGGCTCGGCCCCGAGCTGCACAAGGTCCTGGAATCCCTCGGAGCCACCCCAGCCGCCCGCGCCGCCATGACGAAGACCCGCAAGCCCGGCAGCGATGACAAGCCAACAGGCCTCCGCGCCCTCCGCGACGCGCGCGAAGCGTAAGCGCTGCAACCACCCCGGGTGCCGCAAGCTAGCGGCACCCGGCCGCAAGCGCTGCGAAGACCACAAGCCCGGCGCTTCCCAGAACCCCGCCAGCCGCGGCCCCGGCCGCAAGAAGCTGCTCGGCCGCACCGAGGCACGCGTCTACACAAGGCCCCTGCGGCCACTGACGCGCAAGACCACCCGCGGCTACGAGGTCATCGACTTCGCCCGCATGATCGGAGAGCCACTCCTGCCCTGGCAGGAGTGGGCCGTCATCCACGCCCTCGAGCTCAACCCCGACGGCACCTACCGGTTCCGCACCGTCCTCATCCTCGTCGGCCGGCAGAACGGGAAATCGCACCTCAAGCGCATCGTCACCCTCTGGCGCATGTACATCGACGGGGCACGGCGCATCATCGGCGTCGCCCAGGACCTCGCCCTCGCCCGCGACCAGTGGCAGATGTGCCAGGCCAGCATCCACGACTGCCCCGACCTCGAGGAAGAGTGGCAGGGCGTCCGCAACGTCAACGGCGACGAGATGTTCTGGGCATCCGGCTGCCGCTACGCCATCAAGGCCGCGACCGGCAAGGCAGGCCGCGGCGGGTCCAACGACGAAGTCAACATCGACGAGCTTCGCGAGCAACGCGACTGGAAGGCCTGGGCGGCCGTCTCCAAGACCACGTCGGCCCGGCCGAAGGGCCAGACATGGGCCATGAGCAACGCCGGGGACGACACCTCGGTCGTGCTCAACCAGCTCCAGGCCGTCGGCGAGGCCGGCACCGACCCCTCGCTGTGCCTGCTCGAGTGGTCGGCGCCCAAAGGATGCGAGCTCGACGACGTCACCGCCTGGCAGCAGGCCAACCCCGGCCTCGGCTACACCGTCAGCGAAGCCGCCATCCGGTCCGCGCTCGGCACCGACCCCCCCAACGTCTTCCGCGCCGAGGTGCTGTGCCAGCGGGTCGACGCCCTCGACGGAGCCATCGACTACGACGCCTGGAAGGCCTGCGCCGACGCCACCGGCACCATGGACGCCCTGCGCGACAGGCTCGCCGCCGTCCTCGACGGCGCCCCCGACGGCAAGCACTGGACCCTCGCCGTCGCCGCCGTCCTCGACGACGGCCGCCCCCGCGTCGAGATCGTGAAGGACTGGGAAAGCGCCGCCGCGGTACGCGCGGAACTCCCCGCACTGCTCGCCCGCATCAGGCCCAGGGCCTTCGGCTGGTACCCCGGCGGCCCCGGCAAGGAACTGGCCACCACCCTCCGCCCCCTCGCCATCAAGATCAACAAGCACGCGGGCAAGCGGAAGGACGGCGAGCTGCCTGAAGACGGCGCGATCGCCGGGGAGCGCCCCTACGCCGTGTGCATGGAACTCGCCGGGCTCATCCGCGACCGCGCCATCGTCCACGCAGGCCAGGAACTGCTCGACAGCCACCTCAAGGGCGCATCCAAGCTCACGTCAGGCGACGGGTCATGGCGATTCACCCGCTCCGGCGGCCACTGCGACGCCGGGTACGCCGCCGCAGGAGCCGTCAACGCCGCGCTAGGCCTCCCCGTCCGCATGCAGCCGCGAGTGCGGATGCTCACCGGCTAGCCGGACCACCCCAACCACCCGTACATCACGCAGCGTCACCAGAACAGCGATGGTGACCATCCGGGGAGGGAGATTCCG